CCTGGAGTTTATCTAAGGTTCAACGAAAAAGATTACTACGCTATTTTTCTCGCCGCCGAGTAGAAATAACTTGCTTTTTAACATGTCTACCTCAAACCTTCTGAGAATTGGAAAGATCGCAATCAAGATGCAACCATTTCGGGAATCACCGAGAGTTGCTGAACGAAGACGACTGTCCGCAGAAAAGGTTGTCAAGAAAGCCATTTATTCACATTGTTCACCTGCATTAGCTAGTGAAGCAATCAATGGTTATCGCATGAGTTCCGGATCACCTGAAGACGCAGAACGCGACTTCATAAAAACAGACCAACCGTACCACGCTGTTAAACGTGACTATCACTATCAACGCGCTTTACGAGTAGTCGAAAAGATGTTCCGACCATCAAGACGCCTTAGGCCAATCGCTTTTCCTGACTTGCGCTACTATCCCTGGAGTCTATCCGTATCAGCAGAGTATCCCTATACTACTGAAAAGAAATGGAAAGACCGCATCAGAGAGAAACAACGAGACGGAGAAATTCTAGATGGACAGATGTCATTTCACAATCTGTACAACGAAATTTTCGCTAAAAACCGTACCCTCGTACACCAAATCAAAAGAAAAGGTAATCGCTTCTGGAATAATGGAATTCCCCAACCTTATGGATGGGTAAATCTCCATTCGAGAGCACATCTCGTCAGAGCAGATAAAGAGGATAAGATTCGCGCCGTTTTCGGAGCACCAAAGCTATTATTAATGGTTGAAAACATGTTTATTTGGAATATTCAAAAAGAATATCTCAATAATCGTGTCAAATCGCCGATGCTTTGGGGATTCGAAACAGCTCGTGGAGGATGGATGAAACTCTGGAATCGTTTGATTCAAAAGAGATTCAATTCCGTTTTCTCCGCCGACTGGAGTGGTTTTGACCACCGAGCACTACACGAGATAATCGACGACGTACATGGTATTTGGAGATACTGGTTTGATTTCGATCAAGGATACGAACCAACTAACTTCTACCCAGAATCTAAGACAAAACCTGAACAAATAGAGAACCTATGGCACTGGATGTGTGAGATGATTAAATCTTACCCTATTCGAGCCGAGTCTGGAAACGCCTACAAATGGCAGTTTAATGGAATAGCCTCTGGCTTCCAACAAACACAACTTCTTGACTCATTCGTCAACGCCATAATGCTTCTGACTTGCCTTTCGGCTTGCGGAATCAACATTGAAAGTGAAAACTTTCAACTCTATGTTCAAGGAGATGACAGCATCAGTTCTTTTGCAGAACAAGTTGCTAGCATCGATAAACAAGGATTCTTACACCGTATATCACGTGAAGCACTCACCCGGTTCAACGCTGTTCTGTCTGAAGAGAAATCTTTCTTTTCTGACCATCTGAACGACGTCGAAGTCCTTAGCTACATGAATCAAAATGGAATTGCATAT